CCATCGGATTAACTGGTACGGTACGTGACCATCTAACATTGACTTTGTTTTGCCAATCCGGTGGTGTTGGATTATTTTCTATGGTGGCAGCATCAGCTACTAATGTAATGGTACAATCACCAGGAGAGGTATCTTCATAAATATAAATTGCAATAACACGACTCTTATCTTCATCAATATAATCAACAACTTCAGAATATATAGGATCACCGTTATAATCTAAAACTTCAAACCCTAATGAACCACCGGTGCTTAAATTAGTTGGATGGCCTCGTAATTTAAATAAATTTTTACCAGCAGTTAATCTAGTTGGAAATTCTGATATTTGAAAGTATTCTGGAGATGTTAATGATTTATCTTCATACAAAACCGGTATAAATTCTAAACCTTGATATACAGCTTCTTTACGTTCCATTGATAATTTACACTTTATATATAAATATCAAATGTGTAGAATCTGGCTATATCCGTCAGTTTTGTTTACTTCAATTAGGTTGTCTACCATATCACGCATAGTATCAACGTGTGATATAATAATTGAAAAATCAAATTTAGTTCTAAAATAATCAAATAGATTTGCAACTGATGCAATATGCTCGGCATCTAAACTTCCCCAACCTTCGTCGATTGCAATAAAATTAGGTCTAGGTAATGCAGACACATTGATAAGTGCAATTCTAATTGCTAAACTAGATATAAATCGCTCCATACCACTCGTTAATTCTAATGGCCAATAGTTATCTTCATCATATATAATATATCCGTTAATATTTTTACCATCAGTATTCATAACCATATTAAAATCAACTACTTGATTTAAAACATTATTTATTTCGGTTTCAATTTTTGGTATTGCTTTGGATATTAAGTCATATGGAATACCATCACGTTTTACAGATTTCAAATAGTATTCATATGCTTTATATTCAATTTCTAATTGTCGGTATATTTCTAATTGTTCTAATGCAGTTTTTCTTTTTGTTTTAGCTACCTCAATTTCTCCATGATTCGTTTTTATCTGATCTTGTAATTTTTTAATCTTTTTTGTTACATTGTCAATTTCAGACTTACATGTAGTAATTTTATTATCTATTTCAATATTATGTTGTATAGCAGACTCATTACGTTTAAATAGCTCTTGTCGTTCTATGTTATTTTCTAATTCTGATTCTTTTGTTTGAAGATCATTTTCATGAATTTGAAGTTGTAGTTCATGTAGTTCTATTTTATTTTTATATAACTCAATATTATCAATCGAATTATTATAATTTGTAAGATCAGTTTTAGCTACAGTTAACTTGTCTATTATTGTATTTTTTGCATCAATATTATTCTGAATATTATTTAATATTTCTCTATCTTGATTAATCTCGTTCTTTGCTTGTATTGCGTCTTGCACAAAAACGTTAGAGACACAGTATTTACAATCTGGATCATATTCGTGTGTTTCGAGATGTTCAATTTTTGTTTGCTTATCATTTACAATCCTTTGTTGTTTTTTCAGATCATCCTGTAAATTATCCAATTGGAATTCAGTGTCTGTTAATTGCTGAACTTTATCTTTTAAGTCTTGTACATTATAATTTTGTGTTTTAACTGTTTCAGATATTTTATCAATTTTGTCTTGATATTTTGTTATTATTTGTTCAGTTTCGTCAATTGTTGTTTGTAATGTTTCTATTTTATCTATTAAATCAGTTTCTGTTTCTTGTAATATACTAATATCATCGCCTTCATAACTAGTAGGTTGTTTAGTTTCTATTAATTGCAATATATCTTCTTGCAGTTTATTTCTTAAATCCTGATTTGTTGATTCTTTTTTATTTGTATCTTTTATTAGTTTGCTATTATCTTTAATAACAATGTCAGCTGATGTAATAGTTTCAGCAAAATCTGTTTTCTTGAATGCTTTTAATCTACCAGCCGTTTCTTTAATTTCATCAGTAGCTAAATGATATAATTGTTCAAATACTGTTATATCTAAAAACTGTGATAATAGATCTTTTCTTTCTCGTTGTGATTTTTCTATAAAGTTATTATTATCTGCTTGCAAAGAAAATGCAGTTAATATAAAATCATTATATGTTCCCAGATAACGGCGAATACTTTTATTAGTATCACTACGTTCATCACCATTTAAGTTTTCAGTTTCGGTATAAAAATTAACATCTACTTTAACATGATTATCTTTCTTTTTATTACCAACACGTTCAATAGTATATAACACATCATTCATTTTAAATTTAAAAGTACCTTTAAACGAACTTTGTTTATTATTTAATACTTCATGTGCTTTACTAGTTTTACTACATTTATCAAATATGGTATATGTTATTGCGTCTAATAAAGATGATTTACCACTAGTATTTGATGCAAATAAACCACAGACATCACTCATTTTATTAAAATCAATTCGATTACCTTTTCCATATGAAAACATATTTTCGAATTCAAATGAAACCGGATGCCATGTTATATGCCTTACAGATTCTACGGCAGGTAATTTTGAATTAATGGATCTGTTAATATGTCGTATTGCGTCTAATTCGTCTGGAGTAGCTGTTGGGAACTTAACGTTAATAAAATCAGTTAATAATGTATTTTGATACTCAACATCTCGGACATTGCCAATTGTAATTGAATTTGCATTTGTTTCGTGTTTTGCTGCAATTGTTCTTTGTATTGTTATGTCTTGTACATTATATTTTTTACGTATTGCCGTAACAAGTTTTTTCATATCAGCCGCACTAGTTTCGTTAAACTTGATTCTAATACGAGGTTTATTGGGCATACGATGTGGCGACTTAATTATATTAGGTCCATCGGTTTCTATGGTAACATATCCATAGTCATTATGTATTTCTACAAAATCAGCCTTTTGAGTTTTAACGTCCCAAATTAATATTCCATGATCTAATGCTTCTCCATGATTTTGTTGTATCAATGATCCAGGATATGCAATAGTGTCTGTTAAGAATTGAGCTGGTTTATGTATATCGCCTAACAATGTCATATCATGACCATTAAATAATTCAGTAGTTACATGTTCATTTGATATTTCATAACCAATGTCAGTTTTTGCATTATGAACTGCACCATGATGTAATGCAATCTTTATGTTGTCAGTTTCAATGTCATTACCATTAACATATTGTGCTGGTTCTACATCTACTGCCATATGATTCCATGTTATGCCAGCAAAATCAAATACACCATTATCTTTAATAAAAACAATATTATCATTTTTTATCATATCTAATACCGGAGACAATGCATCTTCACGATATAGATTGTTTAAGTTCATGTCATGGTTACCTAAAATTACAATTGTAGGAATATTAAATCCACGAAAAAAGTCAGTAAGCATTCGTATCAATTCAGGCGACATATCCAATTTGCTATGCACAATATCCCCAGTAACCACTGCAATACTATTTTCTGTTTTAGTTTGATTGATGTGATTAAACATGTTTTCAAACACGTGTCTATATTCCCGATGCCTTTTTAACGTACGAATATGAACATCAGAAATATGATAAATTTTATCAGCATTCTGTATTTTACTTGGTATTTTTGTTATTTCCATAATAATCCCATTTGGAGTTGCATTAGTTTTTCAAATGTCATGACTCCGGTATTTTCAATAATTTCAGTGATGCGATGGAATCCTAAATCCGATGCATCTTGTTCTTTCAGTTCTATAAAGTATACATTTAATCCTTCGCCCATAAATTTTTCTGCGATTGATAATGCATTTCGAATTGCGTCTTCATCTAAACATATGTAAATGTCTTTAACCCGCTTTTCAATAATTTTCTTTTGCAAATTTGGTTGAATTATTTTACCAAATAATGGTATTGCATTTCTTTTGATTGCAATTGCATCAAACGATCCTTCACATAATATAATTGGCTCTTCCCAATTAATAGTTAAATCAAATCCAATAATGTCTTTTGATATTTTAGGATTTTTATGTTTGTATTTATCTGCTTTATAATAAGCTCTACTTACAAAATAATTTAATTGACCTGTACAGTCATAACTAGGAATAATAATTTTGCCGCTATATTCTCCAGATTCACAATACCCAATTCTATACTTTAATATATCAAATATTGTTACTCCTCGTTTTTTAAGATATGACATTGCATTTCTAAAATCCGGAGTTTTCTTTGGTTTCCATAATGGTCTATAATCTTCTGGTAATGCAATTACCTCAACAACTTTCTCTTCTGTATCAAAATTCTTGTATTTTGCTGATTGTATTATTTTAGATAATTGTTCGAAATATTGTTTACCCAAGTTCATTTGTTTGAATAAACTATTGATACTTCTTCCTTTTTTATCAGATATCCAACAATGCCAAGCATTTTGACCGTCACTTGTTGTGTTGATGTCTATTTCTAATTTAGGTTTATAATGTGAAGTAAATGGAGAGAAGAATGCAACGTTATTACCTGATGTTGATTTACCTTTTCCTAGTACTGATTCTAGTAATTGTAATAACTTGAGATTTTGCATATAATATATAATAGAAAATTACTGTAATATATCCAATTAATCCAATTAATTATTATTATATATATTATATATTAATATTGGTTAGACACATACACTCCATTTCTGGTCTAACGATCGATCCAAGACTGAATCAATCATTTTAAATAATTAACATCATTTTAATGAATATATTATTTTTTTTTCACAAATCAAACCTTATTTGAAAAAACGTTTCGGATCTTGTGCTTCTTCACCTGGTTTCAAGCATTCTTGCATCCATTCTACTGGTATTTCTTTTTTTGCTACATTAGGAATACCTAGCTTGATTGCATATGCTTCATATGTTGTTTTACTGGCTTTAGATATCTTTTGATTGGGATTTTGAAACACCATTCTTATATCAATATCTGGATTTGACTTTAATACATGTTTCATTTTTTTGCGATCAACTGCAGTCCATCGACCTTTTGTTTCAATATACATTAATGTTCCATCGCGTTTCGTAAACACAAAATCTGGAGTATATTTATGTTTCGATTCAGGTACCGTATAATGAAGTGTTTCAGTTTCATAACAAACTTCATATGCATTAGATTTTATTTGCTCTGCTACAGTTAATTCTAAACCTGATTTATAACCGTATTTATAAGCTGCTTGTCGTTTTTTACTTCCAGCAGTATGCCAATGGTTTCGTTTCATGTAACTTGTTTTCTATTATTTTTTAAAAAGTGTTGTTAACAATATGTAAATTGATAGTATTGGGAATATTATTGAAAATCCCCAAAACGCCATTATATTTTTTAATTGTGTCATAACCATCATGTTTTTACCAGTCAACATCAATTTCACCTTGTACCGTTCTAGTTATAGTGTCACCTTCGGCAGCATTCGTTAATGTGATTGTGCAGTTATTCTGAAACACATCGTCAATCGAGTCTATAATTTCTTCGATCCATGTTTCAATTTTACTGTAATAATCTTCTCCAGTAACTTCTACACATCCATCTAATTTTTTATCGAGCCATTGCAATGCAATCGTACGATTTGCTTTATACGCCTTTGCTGCACCATCTTCGTCGTCATCTCCAATAAAATTTCCAAACCCAGTGTCATTGAATTGATCAAACATATCTCTGTGTGATAATGGTCGTTTTTGACCTTTAGGTCCTTTGCCCTTCTTTTCCCAAAAATTATACTCAGCTACGACCCAATCTTTAGCTATACTCCAGTAAGCCGCATTTGATTTAAGTCGTTTACTATCTTTCCATGTTTCTTGAACAGGTTCTCCGTCTTTTGGTGTGAATGTTACCGGGCCACTTAATACAGAATTACTAAATGTACCAACTCTCGTATCGTCGTTTGGATATTTAATTTTAAATTCACCATTTCTCTTTCCATTAGACCAATTACCGATATATGTTATAATGTCATTTCCTGTTCCAATTGTCCATATTCCTAGTCCGGACCTTTTATCATCCTTCCATTCACCGACATATTTATTTCCATTTGACCAAGTATAAGTGCCTTGTCCATGTTTTTTTCCATCTTTGAACCAACCTTCGTAGACATCTTTATTTTTATATGTTAATTTCCCCTTTTTGGAATATCCTGCAGGAAATGTATCCGGAGTAAAGTTAGTTGATGTAGTAGTTGATGTAGTAGTTGCTCCTCCAAAGGCTTCCGGTGCTGCCGATGTAACTTGTTCAATAATTAAATATTCATTGATTAAATCTTTTAGTTTTATGTTCATACCAGTTCCTTTAAAATAATTTATAGACTCACTAACTGTAGCTAATGTTTTTCGTAATTCCTCAATTACCCCAGCTTTATCTCCAGCTATCCACTTAACAGTTAAACGTTTGTCATCCGAGTCTTTTAATTGATGTAATGCATTTAAAGTGATGTTACCGATAACACCACCCCAACTACCATCCGGGCCTTTGGTTCGATACTCTGCAAATTTTTCATGAAAATCATTTGATGGATGAAGCTTCATTCCAACTTGATATAACAATTCTTGAAATGCCTTTGCATCTTTAGTACCTTTACCTAAATTATTA